TAACCATCTTCTGCACGGCAAGCAGACTGCGATACTGATCGTTCGCGGCCTTGAAAGCGCTCTGCTGTTCAGGCGTCATGTTGCTGGTCAGCGCATTGTTGATCTTGTCGATGACCTGTCCGGCCAACTGCTTCTCGCCATGCGTCGTGCCTTGGCTGTAAAGAACGCTTTTTAGTTCGCTGGCTAGTCCCTGAACATCAGCACCAGCAACCGGCGTTCCTGCGTCAATGGCCTTCGTGAGATTTCCGATTGCTGTATGCACGACGTTGTTATTGGCGATGCCTTCCGTGAGTGGGTTCGTGCCCTGCTTCACGAGCGCTTGCAGGTCTGCCTTCATTGATTGCGGCAACATGATTTGCACGTTCGTGGCGTCGTCCAATGCCTGCTTAATGCCGGGACGCGCAGCGTTCAGCATGTTGGTATCGATTGGCCCCGCGTAGTTCTTCAATCCCATGCCTTCCGCGACCTTGCCCGCGATTGCAGCTTCGCCGTCTGCCTGGCTGCTGATCACGGCCTTGGATGTCGGCATCGAATCCGCGATGTTACGCCAGAACCCATTCGGGCCGTTGACACCCGCGACAGTGGTCGGCAATCCCTGTGCCTGGGCGTCAGCGAGTCGAGCAGTTGCAGCGGCATCACCACCTAGTGCCTTACCTGCGATTGCAGCCAAGCCCTTCCCTGCCCCGTAACCAACACCGCCGCCTACTGCGCCAAGTGCGCCTTCGGTCGCGATGTTCTTCAAAATTTGACCGTCGCCAGTTGTCGGCGTCAGTGCGCCCATGCCAGCACCGGCAGCGCCGTTTGCAATCAAGGCAGGAATCAAACCTTCTGGAGCAAGCACGCCAGCAGCCACGTATGGCAGCGCCTTGACGCCCACATTACCAATCTGACCGCCTGCTGTATTGCCGAGTGCCTGACGCATCGGATCGGCTTCGGCCTTGGCCTGTTGTGCTTGCAACTGCTTAAGCGTGGCATCGTCGCCAGTAACGCGATTTGCCAATTGGCGAACACCGCTACCAATGTCAGATACGGCATTGCCCGCGCCTTGCGCAAGGTTCGTCACGAAGCCTTGCTCATTTACCCTCTGTCGAGCTGCCTGGTACTGCGCCAATGGCGAACCGCCGACTTGCTGCACGATGTCATCGGCTGACATGCCGCTCGATGTCATGTGCTGGATCATAGACGACACGGGCGACTTCGCAAGCGACTGCACGACTGCTTGCGGCGATGCGCCACTTTGAATCATGCCCACGACTGCATTTTGAGTTGATGCAACTACTTCAGGGCTAAACGGCTGAACGGAGGATGACGAATCCAAATGACCGGCCAGCTTCGCAACATACGCGGAGGTTTCTTTCGGAAGAAAGCCGTGATTGGCAAGCGACAGCGCGTCGGTGGGAAGACCCGCACCCGCAGCGGCCTTGATGGCCTTATCCAAGTTACCCGGCCCCCAATTGTAAGCAGCACCAGCGAGCAAGGGATCACCATACTTCTTCGATAAGTCGCCCAGGTAGTCGGCAGCCCCACGAGTTGAATCCGCTGTATCGAGGACATTGACGTTGTACTGCTTAGCAGTGCTGGGCATGAACTGGAACGCACCCTGCGCGCCCGCGGACGATGTGCGGCCAACCACGTCTGGATGACCACCAGCGGTTTCATTTTTTAGCACACCAGCGAGCAAGCCCGGTCGCAAACCGCGATCTTGTTCAAGACCGCCTGCGAACTGCTGCCAGTTCGGATTGTTGATGAGTAGATCAGCCATTATTTGAACCCGTATTGTGCTGCGCTAACTTGTTGGCCGCGACCCGGAACAGCAGCCGCCGCACCTGGAGCCGTGGTCTGCAATCTGGCTGCGTGATCCTGCAATGCCTGCTTTTGTCTAAGCAACTGCTCGTTCATGCTGGCGATAATGTTCTTCGCCGCCTTCGCGTCGGTTGTCTGCTTCAAGCCGCCGTTATCGCGCATGTACTGAAACTCGCTTTGGGCCATACGGGGTGCGCCGCCAGCCTCACCAGCACCCGCTAGAGCATTACGCGTTTCGCTGAATAAGTCCTGCGCAAGCAATGCGTTCAGCTCTTGACGACCCGGTGTCCAGTTAGGCAGATGGCCCGCCACTACGCCAGTCTCTGTCGAGTCGTACAGTTCCTCGATTCGCTTGTTTCGCGCCAAGGCCGTATCAATTGCTGCCAAAGCATTTGCATTCGACTGGACAGCAGCGCCAATCTTTGCTGTCTGCTCGTCATTGCGGGCAATGACGCTGGAATCAACGACCGGCTTACCGTTGGCATCGACCATTGCTGACGTGCTGCCGTCTTTGTGTACGTTCAGGCGGTTGCCGTGTTCGTCTGTGGTTTGCCCTGTAACGATCTTGTCGCCACCACCACCAATGCGCTGATGTTGCGTTGCGCCAGTCGCTGAATCTTCCGTGACTTGAATAAAACCCCCGTTAACCGGATCAGCCATGACAGTCGTTTTGTAGCGGCCAACTTTGCTGCCGAACATTGCATTCATTTGTGCTGTTGCCATCTGCTGGCCCATCGGCCCCGTGCGGGCAATGGCTTGTAGTTGCGCGATCTGGTCAGCTTGTGTCGGCTGCGCATTGGCAACAGCCTGATCGATCATGGAACGCGAATCGCCATTCGAAGCTGTCGGCTCCTGCTGCTGGGCCATTTGCGGCTGTGGCGCTGGTGGTGGTGCCATTTGCGATTGCGGCATAGGCGCTTGGCTCTGTTGCGGCATTGGAGGCATCGCAGGTGCTGACGTAGCGGGACCAGTCGCACCAGTGACGTTCTGTGACGTGCCAGGTGCATTACCTGTTGGGGCCGGAGCTGGCGATGGCGAACCACCACCGAATAATTTTGCAGCGGTCGCAATGTCGCTTGGACTAAGGCCACCACTCGCACCAGTCGGCAGATTAGTCGGTGGGCCAAGCTTGCCCGACACGCCGCTGCCTGATCCGAAACTTTGCGGCCCACCTGTAACTGCTTGCGATGGCGCTATCGACACATTCGCGACAGGCATCGCGGCACTAGACGGCGCAACACCTTGCATCGATCCAAGTGCCTTAGCGGCTGCTTGCGCGAGTGGGATTGTTGTCGTCGTCGGCGTAGCAACTGCAAAGGTCTGCACATCTGGTGATTGATCTGCATTCGGGTCGATACGCTTACCGCCTTGAATTGTGCGGCTCGCTTCACGTTGAAGCTCCGCATCGCTCTCCGATTTGGCCTGTGCTGCGGCAGCACGTTGACCGGCTGGCGAATTCTTGGGGTCCATCGCCCAGGTCAATGCATCTTGCGAGTCCTGCGTGAGTTGCTTCTGTTTGTCGTCGGCTTCACTATTGGCGTTGACACCCAGAACACCAGCCAGGACGCGGGCAAGCGTAGAACCCACAGTATTGCCGCCAGCGAAGCCAGTAAAGTCACCGCTCTTGACGAACTGCCCTTGATTAGACTGCGCGGCCAATGCCTGTAACGCCTGAGCAGCTTGCCGCTGACGTGCCAGCTTTTGCGTTTCAACGTCGTAATTAAAAGTGCTCGGATCAGATGGCGTAGAGGAACCGCCGAACCAGTTATTTGTCATTCAATGTCTCCTGTGCTTCGATGAGACGACGAATAAACGGCTCAACGACCACTCTAATTTTTATCAGACGTGCATTCACTTCGGACGCAACTTCTGGATGGTTCACCACTAGGTATTTATGGGCACCATGCTCAAGCCATGCAGTGCAACGCATGCAATCAGGTGTCGAGGTCATGCCTGCGGCATAGAACGGCGGCAAAGGGATACCGTGATCGGCAATGCATTTTTCGACATCTGCCGTTGTCCAATGGGCTATCGGAAATAGCAGTTGGATGCCTTCGATTACCGATCCATTCACGACGTGGCTTTTGGTGCTGTCTTCGTCTCGCTGCCCGCGCATCAGCAACGTGATGCCGTCTGCCTTCATGCGCTCGTGCATGGGAAACATGATCGATTGGAAGCAGCAGTTGTGGCGGTCGATCAATGGTACGTAGCCTTCAATGTCATCGCGGGCAAACTGGAAACCCGTACCCGGCTGCATGACATCGCTAGGCCAGCCCATCTGCTCGTGAACCTCGTTGACACGCCCCACAATTTCAACGAAGTGCGGCACGACGGTTTTGACTGCGTCGATGAGCGCTTTTGTTTCCGGGTACGCGTCACCGCTGTTCGTGTAGTAGACCGTGATGCGATCCCAATACGGGCGCAATGCCAGCAGCAAAGCTAGGCTGTCGCGGCCACCGCTGAACTGAACAGCAATGCGCTTATGCGCATCGATCACGGAGTTGAAATCCATGTTAGCCATTAGAATGCGACAGCCGCTGCCATGCCGAGGGCGCCGACTGTACCCATTGTCGAACTCGCATTCGCACTGTTTTGTGCTGCGACACCAGATGCGTACTGACCTGCCGCACCTGCCGCGCCGGTGTAATCCGCACCCGGCGTGTAACCCGCTGCGGTGAAGCTTGGCATTGATGGGCTGGCGACCTGCTGACCAGTCAGAACCGCGTTCATGCTGTTCAGCGGCTGCAAATAATTCTGGTACTGATTCTGGTAGGCGGTCGTGTATTGCTGCATCGCTTGGGCATACGACTGCTGTTGCGCCGCATTGCTGTTTTGTATTGCCTGCTGATTCGCACCGTATGTGCCGAGAGCCTGACTATAAGCTTGACCGGTCGCCGTATTGGCCGCGTCGAAGCTGCTCAGCCCTTGCGTATAGGCCTGATTTTGTGCAGAGTTACCCGCCTGATAGCCCGCCAGCGCCGACGCGTAATTGGTGTTGGCAAGCTGGTTGCCGGTTAGGACAGCCTGATTCGCCAACTGGTCTTGCTGCTGACCTTGGACACGCAATGTGTTCTGCATCGCGTTGTTGTACGCTTCGGTGCCAGGAGTCAAACCCTGCATGCGCAGTTTGGAATCGAGATTGTTTTGGTCTTGCTGCCATCCATCGGTAAGCAATCCCGTTGCTGCCTTGTAGGCTGCTTGGGTTCCAGCATCGGCTGTCGCCTGATCGAATTTCGGCGCATTCAAATTCACACTGCCCGCTGCCGACGTGTAAGCATTCGGATCGGTTTTCACTTGCCCAGACGGATTAAAGCCTTGGAAATTGCTGTTGATGGCCGGTACACCATTCAAGTACGAAGACATGTCAGGCGGTTTAAAGCCGTTCGCCATCTGGCTTGCGACTTGGCCCTGCAGGGTCGTTGCCAATGACGACTGGTTTTGCTGGATCTTCTGCTGGTCGTTCAGCGCAGCTTGCTCCGCTGGCGTCAGCGTCGTGGTATTTGTCCACTTCGTGTACGTGTTGGCATCTGGTCTTGTCTTCGGGTCAGAACCTGATGCTTGCCAATTCGCGAGCGCCGTATTGTAGGCGGCATTATCCGAAGTTGATGCCCAAGTGGAAGAACCCCACGGCGTAATTTGATCCGGTCGGTTTGCGTATGTTTGCGCGTTTAAATTCTGTGCGTTGCCTGCGGCAGTCGCTTGCGCTGCACCTGTGTAATCCGGTGCTGGTGGTGCTGATCCTTTGGACATCTCTGCGTCCTCATAATGTAAGTTCAGTTGCTATTTAGCGAGTGATGACACTCCTTTCTGTCGTAGCCGACGAATGAATTAACGCTGCTGATTCGGATTGAAGACCGTACCGCCCTGCATCGTTTGCGTTTGCATGCCGGGAGGAATTTGCTGCTGCGATCCCGCAGGTACAGCCGATCCGCCTTTGCCCAATTGCGACATAAGCATCGTTATCGCCTTCAGTTGGTTGTCGCTCAATGACGACGCATTTGGTGCGCCAGTTGCTGGTGCTGCTGGTGCTACTGGTGGTGGTGATGTACCTTGACCCATTTCATTTCTCCTGATGTTTTGAAGGCTTTGACCATGGGCCTGCCAACCATTGTTTTCGCGTCAATCCGTAGATCAACGCATCCTTGTCTTCGCCGAATGCATCTTCCAGACGCGCGGCAAAGACATGACCTAATTTCTCGTGCATGGTGATTGCTGCCGTGTTATTCACCGACACCGTAAAGTTGAAACGGCTTTTGCCTGCATGACGGAACACGAAGTCGTAAACCGTGAACGCGAAGTCGCGAGTAAGCCATCGACGTGAGCCATTGCTTGCAATGTTCCCCTCGCAGGCAAAGGGACTCCATCGATTGATGGCAACGACAGCGAGGATTTCGGGTGCGCGATCTTCATGCGTGATCAAGTGGGCAATCGTCCTGCACTCGCTCGCATTAAAGTCGCCGACACAACCAATGCGCTCCTGCATCCATTTCAGGAACAGCGGTGCATGCCGCTGGTCGGTAATGATCACGTGCTTAGGCAAAGGGGCCACCCGGCGCAACTAACAAATCAGTCGCGCTCCAAAGAGTGTCGGCAGTCGCACTCACGGACACCGTGACCGCCACATACGTGCCTGGGTACGAAGCGACGCCCGTCCAACGATTCACAGTAGTGAGGTTGCCTACCCATGTGGTATTTGGGTCGTCCCATTTAGCTGCATCCCAGACTGCACCTGTGGCCGGATTGACGGTCGCACTGCCAATGATCGGAGTCAGATCGAAGTCCGTGTTGACGCCCACATAGACGTTCGGACTTGAGCTGCCAGTGACCAGAAACGGCTTTACCTGCTTGACGTGTTTGACGACGCCACTGCCGAAGGCTGCATCCATGGAGCTGAACGCGGTCATGGCCGTGGCGATGATGTTGTTGCCCCCTGCCCCATTGATGTCGGCTCCGTCCTGATAGCCGATGAACGCGAGTGCCACGAAGCCCGTACCGCCGAAGTAGAAGGCGTCGTTGAATAGGTCGTAGCACTGTGCAGGCCAGCCGGTAAATTGAGTCCAGCCTTGAGTGATGGTGTTGAAGCAGAACTGGAAATTGTTAGCTTGCAGACTTTGCGGAATGTTCAACAGCATCACGTTTGCACCTGGATACACCGATGCCTCAAAGCCCGGAGTATTGGAAAGCGAAGCAACCAGATTGCTGATGGTCGGTGAAATTTTGTACGTGAGCGCCGATGCGCTTTCGACGCGTGCGCTTTGCAGGTATTTGCTCATCGGGTTCAGGCCATCTTGAGTCAAGATGAGCAAGTCGCCTTCATACTGCGTAGTGCAACGGCGACCAACCGGCGAGCCAATCTTGTATTGACCGATCATCGACCAATCAGTTGCACTGGATGGGTTCGTGCCTTGGAATACCACGACATCACCCTTGTCGGAAACGCCGACGAGCATCGCCTGCGTGCCACTCGATCCGCCGCTATCCATCGTCCACGTCGCAAGCTTTTGCAACTTGCCGCCATTCGGAAAGAACGGGCCGAAATCCAACGGATGCAACGCCCCGCCGACTTGGCCGATGTCGCAGTAGTAGCCCACGGTCGTATTGTTCGCGACAAACCAAAGGCGCTGCTGGTGCAGCAAGACATCGACGAAATTGCTGATGCTGACTGGATTGGAATTGGCGTCAGTTGCCGCGAACTGGCCGACGCCCGCAGGGCTTGCGACCTGAGTGCATGTCTGCCAAACAGAGCCGTTGTACAGACGCGGGGCATCGGCGCCATTAACTGCAATCAGGATGCTCGCTGATGCCTGCGTGTACGTCTGCACGACGCTTTGCCAGTAGTTGTTCGTTGCGCTTAGTCCAGACACGACAGGCGCGCCCACGACGCCGCCGCTGGTCACATCGTAAATGCCACTACCACTGCAAGCAAACAATCTGCTGGCACCGTTGGAACGTCCGTGATACGTGAGCAGACTTGTGACCGTTCCCGGTAAGCCAGTCGCCCATTTACGATAGCCAGGTCGCACAGCCAAGCCTTGATTGGTAGCGACGAAATTTTGGATGCTTAACCCGTAGCTTGGGTCCATTGACTGCAAGGGATCGAGCGTGTTGATGCCTCGGAATGGCGCGGGCATCTGCACGTTTTGCGCGCTGCGCTGTTGCGGCGTGAATGACGTTTTTCCCATTACACGCCGCCAAAGCCGGTATCTGGAATGTTGGCAGTCGAGAGCAACGGGATGCCGCCAGTGCGACCGCAGATGTTCAAACTACGTGGCGCTGTGTCAGTGCTTTTCGCGTATTCCAAAGCGCGGGCGTAATCGACCAATGCCGCCGTCGTATCCATGTTCACGCTTGCGAGCCATTTCAGCTTCGCGCCATAGGTCACGCAACGATGGTCAAGAACGATCTTGTCGCTGTCCTGCTGGAACGCGCTTTGAGGAACGCCGGCACTGCTGGTGCAGTACGCATTGCTCATGTATTCGTAGACGAAAGTGTAAGGAGTGGTTCCAGGTACGGGATAAAGGTACATCCGGTTGTTCATTATCCGATAACGAATAAATGGGCTTGATGCCAACTGTGAAACCCTAATCTGTTCCCACTCAGGTCCGGTCAATGGCCCCATCATCGGCCAGCGATTATTCTGGTCAAAGAACGTACTGCCGATGAAGCGCTCTTCGTCAGTTGGAAACGCGTAGTTATCAACTCCGGGGGTCGTGGTAAATGTGTAGCTCTTCTGTAAAACCTGCCAATCGTACTCGCGAAGCAAGTCATCGCAAGTGGCTTGGATCATGCCAAGCAGCTTTAAAATGTTGGTATCGGTAGACGACACAACAGTGGTCGGCGCTGGAAATCCAAGCTCAGTGGTGATCGTCTTCGCGATCTCTAAAAGGGTCTTTTGAACCATGTTGTTGTGTCGCCTCGTTAAATCCTTATTTAGTTGATGCCGTCTTGGATTCCTTCGGGAGCGCTTGCGCCAACATGGCAGCGAAGCGATCTTCCATCGCCTTGAGTTCGGCTTTGTGACGCGCTTCCTGCTCTTCCATCTGGACGCGGACAATTGCTGTGGCGTTCTTGTCTTTCGCGTCTTCTAAAAACTGCTTGGCTTTATGCTTCATGGCGTAGAAGCCGCGCAGCACGCCGCTTGAACTATCGGAAAGTTCGGCAAGCTGTTCAACCGTGCGAATGCCTTGATGCTTCAACTCTGCGATCTGCGCCGGCTGCATAGCGGGCCACAAGTCCAATGGAGTCCCCATCACGACTGCACTTTGACCTTGTTTGAACTGCGCGTATTCCAGAGGAAAACGCCATTCGTAGAAGTCGGTCACCGGCGCATGTACGATCAAATCGCGATTGCCGGGTATCGTGATCGTGATGAAATCCATGTCGACGTACTTGGGCACGCCGCCAGCAAGATACGTCTCGCGCTTGGAAAAGACTGATTCGACGGTGAACTTGACGTTTAGGCCCACATCGCTGCCGTAGTCGGCATGCTTCATCAGTCGGCCAGTTCGTGGATCACGAACGCCGCGTGTCTCCTCTTCCGCAAATCGATTGATGCCGCCTTGGTTCGCGATTGCTACATCAAGGTTGATTTCGTTCAGGTTGTTATCTGTATTCATTAATTTCTCCTGCCATGATGGAGCGAGTAACGCTTGTTATCGCGGCTCTCCGATCTGGTGGCAAACAGCAGTGGCGTCATTGCCCTGCTCTCCTATTTACCCACCCAACAAAAAAGCTCCCGAAGGAGCTTTTTGTACGACTGCAACAGCAGATCAAGTGTTCGAGTAAATCCCGCTGAACTGCGGGCCACTCATGGTCAAGTTACCTGCCCATACCAAGGTCTTGACAGTGCTATCCTGATTGACTGCACTCTTGTCGTCCAAAGCGATCATGTTGCGATCCTTGTGGGTGCGCCATTTCATGTAATCGGTGTTCAGGAAGTAAGCAGACTGCGCGCCAATACCCGAAGCGTTTGTATCGAAGACGACTGGAATGTTCTGGAACTGGGTAGTCACGAAACCAGCATCAGCCATACTCGAATCAGAAACACGCTGCATGTTTTGCAGACCTGATTGGAACAGCGAGTACACGGCGGGCGATGCCAAGATGATTTTTGGACGATCAGTGCCACGTGTCATGCTCAGAATGAAAGTGTTCCACTGGTTGATCAACGCAGTGCCGGTAGCCGCTACGGCACCACCATCGACCGATGCTTGGTACTTTTGATTGCGCCAGAAGCTTGACGTAACGCGACTGATACCGCCGTAAGTGCCAAGGGTATTAGCCAGCGGGATAGCAGCAGCCAGGCCGGTGATGTTCTTGCCGCTGTTGCCCGTACCATCCAGATAGAAATGTCGGTTCAACAGATTTTGCATAGTTGCTTCAGTGACCTTGACGCGAGCCTCTACGAGGTCGATCAATGCCTCCTTACCGCTGTTGATCAATGTTTCACGACCGGAGAAAGTCACTGGAACAGCGTACTGCGAGAAGGTGTATTGAGCTGCTGAGATCACATCTGCGGTTGCTGTCGGCAGCGTGTCGTAACCACTGTACGAGCCACCGTTGCCGTTTTCTGCAAACGACAGGTTTTCGTTGATGTAAGTACCACCATCAAAGGTGGCGAAGCCACCACTTTTCTTCATTGCCAGAAGTGCGGCGTTATGTGATGTGACGTTATCGGCGATGTCCTTCGAACGGTATTCGATGGTGGTTGCCGCGAGGTCACTAAGATTTGGAAATGCCATTTTTATTGTCCTTAGTAGACGAAGCGACCGTTTCTAATCGAGTCTTTATTCATCACCTGCGGTTGCTGTTACATCTGTCTGGCCGCTTTCACTCGTGTTATCTGGATGCGCATCCAGAGCATTTGTGTCCGCAGTTTGATCAGCTTGTTCGGCTGG